TTCCGTTTTCCCATGCACGTAATGCAGTCCAATCAGGTCCATGACGAATAAAAGTATTGCTCTCACTATACAATTGAGTGTACAGGTCCTTCAGCACCTTCCCCTGGGCCGCCGAAAGTGGAAGCCCAGCATTGTCCGTCACGCAGTTATTAACAATCTGCCCGGCATGCAATACGAACTGCAGTCCGGCTTTTAAATTTCTGAAGAACTGGAAGAAATTCATCTTCGACTTCATGGTTTCAAGAAAACTTGGAAAGCTGCTGATCCCTTCCACCGCTCCGGAATCATCGAACTCTGGGGTCTCAACGGACTCCTTAAATGCATTGAAGTCTACCTTCTTTGTCAGTGCTCCTGGTGACACATAAGCGGTTACCTTTGCGACAGACCCAATCAGCACGTTAAACGTGATCTCCGCAAATTTGCTGATTGCATCCGTTTCCGCATAGATATACTGCGGATCCTCTGTAAGATCCAGATACGCATACAAGATCTCTCCGACATCCGGATCTGTTGCAAAGACTCCGGCCTCCGTAACTGCGAAGCCGGCACTGACGCCAATAGAGCTTACCTGCGCCGCGATATATGCAACGTCAGACTGGTCCGGGCTCACACCATAGGATTCAATCTGCGCGTCCATCTTATACTCATTCAGATCCACCATTGTCTGCGGGTCTACTCCGCTGGGAACCCGTCCAGTTCCCACGGCTACTCTCGATATCTGCAGTTCTGTGCTGGCAGCTACCAGTTTTGTGATCAGCGCCAATCCTTTATTCGTCAATACTGTTCCTGACATTCCTATACCTCCCGTGGTATTGCCGGATAAGATACCCTTGTACAAACAAGAGTTCCTATTCCTGCTTTTAATTCAATCGTCTTCACACTCTTCTTGTTTAACGGCATCGGAGCTACATTAATAAAAGCCGCAATGCATGTAGGAGTTCCCACATACACAGCAGCCCGCTTACTACTGTACGTCTTATAGAAAATTCTGATTCCGACACCTGTGGTCTTTATCCGTTTCATTAGTCCGGCAATCGTATCTGCAACATTTTTGTGTTCCTGATCCAACTTATCCTCATCGATATACAGATAAATTTTTGCAGGATAGACTTCCTGAAAAGATATATCCTCCGCACTTACACCAAAAAGGGATGCCGCCGAGAGGATGATCGTATCGAGATCTCCGGCAGCAAGCATGGCGATAATCTTTACCTTGATCATGATCCGGTAAATCTCATCTCCTGCTTCTCCTCTGGCTACTCCGAAACCATTCCCGTATCTCGTGAGTGTTTCACCTTCCATAACATCGATATCATCCCACAGCCGGACTTTCTCTGTTTGATCATGGATGATATCAAAGCCCCATCCTGATAAAGTGAACAACTTTCCGATGTTCGTTTTCGGTGTTCTCTTTTCTTTCAGTTCCAAGATGTCCGTTCGGTTATACGCGCTGGTCAGCATTTCCAGCATCTTTATCGCAAAGCTCATTCGATGATCACCGCACTTTCTTCTGTAATGGCTTTTTCTCGATACCCAATCGACACATTGGATTTTCCGTAAGTGATTCCGTCTGTACTGATATCAATATCAAAATCTTCCACTCCCGAGACTGCAGCTACAATTCCAGGTAGCTTAATGTAGATGACATCAATACCAATCTCCAAACCTCCGGCCGTCGAGCTGCCGATGTATTCCACTAATGCTTCCCGTATTGTGTCATCTCCAGCATAAGAACTGTTCTTTTTTAATTTTGAGATCTTAATCCAGATTTTCTTCGGTGTTGGGCGGGAAAATCTGATTGCCAACTGCTGTTTTGATGCCGTTACGACATTAACTGATACGCTGCCTATTGTCTGGACACCTCCGGATCGGCGCGAGTATATTGCTTTTGCAATCTCTTCATCCAAACCTCCATACACAACTGCCTCCAAGCTGTGCGACGGAAGATTGTAGGTGTCATCGTGTGCGTCTGTATCATTTTCATAAACATATGCAGATGATACTCCCTCAACATCATTTAGCAGCACAGCCCTGATAGCATCTGCATTGACTCCGCCTGGATAATCCACCGACTTGTAGTATCTTGCCCGAAACTCCGCATCTGTCTCCTTTAGACGTCCGCCTGTGATTTCTGCACCATTCGTAATGGCTGTCACTCCGGCCACAGAGGATGGATTGACGATCACCTGGAGGGTTCCTGCCGCCGTATTGTATTCCGGTCCCGTTTCGACCGCCTGAATCAAAGCAAGGCATGTCCCGGATTCTCCGATTGTAACAGCAGACATGACCGTATACTGCAATCCTCCGTTTGTTGCCACCAGGAATCCCGCTGGAACCACGGTTCCCACTGTGCCTGTTACAGAAATATATCCGGTTGCTTTTCCTTCCGGAAGAAGCTGCATACCGATTGCATTTCCCAGATGATAAAGGCTCGTCCCCACGGCTGTGTCCACAAAGCGGCTATTATACACATCTTCCAAGCAGGCAAAGAGGATATTCCAAATCCATGCCAGAATACGCAAAAACACGCCAAGCGGAGATCTCACAGTTAAGTTGATTCCATCACCATACAGCTCCCTTGCCTTGTATTCCAAAGCATTCAAGAGCACCGTATAGGTCGGGCGGTAAAAGCCCTTATCTGTTAATCCCCAGTTATCATTCACCCACATTCACCTCCATACTGACCTTTTCTCCATCGTTTAAAGTCCCGGAAAAGCTGATCTCCGCTGACCGGTTCTGCATGTTGATCGTAAGCTCATCAATCATGGCCACACGGCTCTCTTGAAAGATTGCTTCCCGGATTACTTCGTCCACAGTATCCTCATCGGCCGGAAGCCCCAGAATCAATTCATAATCAGTACCATGATCCGGAACCGGATCAAAGCCTCCCTTGAATGCCGTCAGCGTCATTCTTACGCCCTGGACCGCCGTCTCATCTTCACTCACAGTTTCCAGAAGTCCATTATCATCAAAACACAAATCTTTTGTCTCCGGATCAATCTTCCATGCATCGTTCATGCCATCACCCTTTCTGTACAACACCAACAAAGACCGCATCATCCCCAGAATGCACCCTGGAAGAGTTCGGCGTGCTCTCTGCTCCGGTCTTGATAGAGTTATCGCTGTCCAGATCCAGATAGACCACCACACCGATATCTCCCGGATTGATTTTTACGGTTACTGTTCCTTTCTTTCCCTCGACCTCCACTTCAAGTGGAATATTTGCAACCTTCACGCCCAGAATCGGAGGCGGGGAAACAACCGTGTCACCGATCTCCCTTTTTACCAAGGGTTTCACATTGACGGTCATCTTTCCGGCATCGAAAGCTGTCACCTGCACAAGATCCGCACAACGAATCTTCAGAAGATTTTTTCTTTCATTCGCTTCTGCATTGTTAAGTTCTGCTGATTTGTATCCCATTCTCTCTCCTATCCTGCAACCTTAAATTCGATCTCAGTCGTCCAAGTCCCCGTTGGGGATCCTTTATGTACTCCGGAAATGATCTGGTATTTTCCATTCAGATCTCTCGATTGGATCTGCACGATATCTCCAGGACCCAAACGGTAATTGAGAAGACAGGTCCTTTTCCAGGTCTTCTTCGCTGCCGCTTTCGTCTCTGCACTCGCTCCTTTATTTTGCGGTGCCTCTACCGTGGTCACGTCAGAATCGTCTGACTGAAAGAGGAGTCCACTCGCTGGTGTAAGGAGATATCCTTTATTTACCCCATCAGCAGGATTGTTGATAATGACCTGATTTGCCCGGATCAGCAGCCTCGACTTACATTCCCTGGTAACGATTTCCTGCAAAACATCCTTCAGCTTTCCGGAGCATACCCGGCCGCGCGGGTATACCACATTCTCCGCAAGCTGAAAGACGCCGATCTCCAGGGCGAACATATTCAGAAGATCCCGAACGATCGCTTCCGCCGTCGTACCTTCCGCGTAAGTCTTGTTGACTTTCTTATTCAGCCACTGATCAAGTGCCGCCGTTGCTGTGATCTTTGTCTGCCACTCCACCCCATTCTGTTTATGGCTGCAGCTTGCAACCTGTCCCACAAAAAGAACGCCTTCGTCGTCTTCATACCCGGCATTGAGGATGACCACCTGGTTCTTTACAATGCCCTGACGAGAGGTCGGATTCAAATTGTATACAGTAAAGGAAGCGGTGATCAGCTGGTCAGAATCATAAAACGGTACTTCGAAATCGAAATAAAAACCGTCATTCATGTTGTATTTCAGAGGTCCGATCTGCAAGGTAGCGGACCGAAGAAAAAAAGCCATCAGTCTGTCCTCCTTTCATGCAGATAGAGCTGCACTTCTTTTCCGAAGTTCTCAAATGTCACCGTATCCACATCGCCTGATAAGCAGTACGGGACGATCACCGGGATCGGATATCTTGCGTCCTCAATCACCCGGAACATTGGTCTCCCGTACCGCACCGGATCCCCGTAGCACAGCACTTCTCCCGTGGCCATAATTGCCAGGTCAATTGTGAAAAACTTTCCCTGCTCGTTATATCGGACTGTCAGAGTGTACGTACGATCATCCAGCTTGATTGAAAATGTATACGGGACCTTTGACGTATCGATCGGTATGTACTCCACCTCCGCCGTCAGTCCCATTGACTGCAATTCATCCATCTGTCACACCTCCTACACGCCGTTGTAGCTTGCAGTTTTTCTCTGTGTCGGTCCGCTGCTGCTCTTTCCGTTATAGCTGTTTACATACGCCGCATAGGCGCTCTGGCTGATCTGTTTCGCCACAGTTGTCTTCAGACCTGCTGAAGACACAGTCTTAGCAGAATCCTGTTTGCTCATGAGCGGTTCCTGCCCGATCTCCACGTATGCGCCAGAGACGATATTGGCTTTCTGCAATGTGGCTGTAAACGAAAATCCATCACGGTTTCCCGAGTCATTTTTCATCTGAAGGCTTATGATCACATAATTCTCCACCCGAAACTTTCCGATGTACGTCACCAGATCACGGTTTTTCCACATTGCTTCCAATCTGGACCGGAAGGCGCTGTGGTTTTTTACCACAACGCCCACGATCTGGAACTGTTCCGGATTCAAGTAAACATGATCCTCGATGCTGCTCCCGCCTTCGATCGCATTGGATGTCATCTTACTGGATTTTGTCATCGTCTCCTGTGTTATCGTTCCGGTTGCCGGAAGAAACGATATTGCTCCGGATTTCTTTCCGGACAAACTATATGCCATGTCAACCTCCTATGCATTTCCCTGTTGGATTGCCATCTGATCATAATGTTCTTCCTGCATCTCCTGATACAGCTCCTTGATCATCTGCTTCAGGTCATCCGTCAGCTTCGCACCTCCGCCCTCACTGTCTCCGTGGATTTCCACCTTGATCGTAGGGTTGAAGTTAATGTCTGTCTTAACACTGCTCTGCCGGCTGTTATTGATGATCTGCTCGCTCTTATCCGCCGGAATGATAGCGGATCCGGACGGCAGATAAGCAATCTCACCGCCGCGCTCGTTGATGTGGGTCCAGCCACCTTTAAAGTCCGGATCTCCATCTGCGTTATGCGGAATCTTCGCACCTGCAGATTTTGCCGCCGAAGAACCGCCGCCAAATACGCCAGCGACCTTGTCCAGAAGTCCTGCAAGCCCGCCAGCCGCCCACTCAACGATTTTCGATAAGAAGCTCACAACACGGGACAAAATGTCTGCAATTCCTCCCAGAACCGGTGAGATGGTCTGTAAAATTGGCGGGATCATCTTCAACCCCGCCGATAATGCCGGAAGAATTGAATTTGCAATGCTCTCCACATACGGCATCAGCGGAACAACTATATCGTCTCCCAGCACCCTCAGAATGCTCACAAACGGCGGGACGATCGTCGTCGCCATAGTCCCGATGATCCGGGAGAGCGGCGGAAGTGCCGTCGTTGCCATATTAAGCAGGGTACCTCCGACCGGTCCGGCAATAGATCCTAACTGCCCGATCACATCAATAAGCGGTGGAATCGCGTCTTTTGCCAGACTCATAATCGCCGGAGCACCGGAGGAAATTCCGATACTCATCGTATCGACGATTCCCATCAGTACCGGTTCAATCTGCGGCCAGGATGTCAGCAGCGTGTTCGTGAGATCTGTGAACACCGGTGCAAACCGCTCCGCTGCATCCGCGAGGAAGTTCTGCCAGATACCGTTCAGGCTCTTGATCCCGTTTGCATATCCTTCCTGCTCCTTCGCCGCCATCTGCTGGATCTGCGTCGAATTCTTCAGCAGCGCGTTCATCCGAACCTGAGCCATCGCATAATCATCCAGATTATCGATGTTCTTTCCAAGCCCCATCTCCATTGCGGACTGCTTCAGAACTGCATCATCAATCTGGATTCCGTATTCTGACAACGCTTTCGTGTTACCATTAATGTAATCCTGCATGACACTGAGGGCTTCCGAATCGTCCATCTTAAACGCGGTCCCCAGATCATATGCCAGCGAAGTCGTAATCTTCGAGAGCTCTGTGGCCGCTTCTCCGGTGATCCCCAGCTCGTTGTACATCGCTTTATTGGATACCAAAAAGCTCTGCACTTCGGTATTGCTCCGGTGAATCGCAGACGAGAAATTCTCTGACCATTCCTTCACCCCGGAATCCGGAGAGAAAGCAGCTTCGAATTTTGCTCCCGTCTGTTCCGCAGACTTACCGACTTCCAAGACCGCTGATCCGAACTGTTTTGCCAGTTCAACACCCTTCTTAAAGACCTCGATCGCCGCGGACACTGCAAAGAACGACTTCACAGCAGATCCCATAGCGTCTTTGATCGCCGTTCCTGCTCCGGAGCCATCGCTCCCCATTTTATCCAGGTCTGCGCCGGTTTTATCCGCCTCATCCCCTACGTCATCGATGTGCTCTCTTGCCCGCTCAAGCGCGTCAGAGAGCTTTGTCCGGATCGTCTGAATCGGATGGGTAAATGCCTCCTTGACATCCCGTGCGCCGTTCACAGCGTCCCGTGTAAACTTGGCGGCCTTCTTTCCCGCATATCCATAAGCGCCCTGAAGTCCGGCTTTGATCGTCTTTGAGATGGAATTTGTCTCTTTGTTCGCTGTGGCGCTTGTAACGATAACAGCCTTTTTAAAGCTGTCAGCCTCAGCTCCCATCTGAACGTAAGATCGTTCCACCTGGACACCGGCGTTCTCAAATGCGTCTCCCGCATCCCGCGCAGCGTCGGACACGCCATCCACATCCTTTGCCGCAGTTCCGGAATTTTTCGCGATCTCACTGCCGAAAGCATCCGCTGCTTTCGCGGCGTCCCGCAGCTCATCCTTCGCCTGCCCGACATTTTCTTCTGCCTTATCGCCGAATCGATCGAACGCAACTCCAGCTTCCCGGATCGCAGATCCTGCCCCGTCTCCGGAATCTTCCAGACGATCCAATGTAGTAATGACCTTCCGGCTTTCGCGGTCTGCATCGTGAAGACCGTCCGCCATCGTTCCGGCGCTTCTTGCCACGCGGCTTCCCATCTGGACGCCGCTGTCTTCAGCTCCCTGGAATCCAGCTTTGATTCCCTGGATGCTGCCATAGATACTTTCCAGCTGATTGATGGAATCCTTCAGCCCAAAGTCTACGCCAATTGTTAGATTTCTCTGATCGTTCAATTTGTCACCTCTCTTTCAAAAAGGACCGGCAGAACTTCCTATGAAGCACTCTGCCGGTCACTTATGGATTGTCTGAAATTGAGGTACGCCTCTCGTGCTTCGTAGAACTCCCCGAGATCCATCTGAGCCCACTCGGAATAAGAAATCTTTCCTGTTGAAAAAACAAGAGACCAGAATTCCTGATGCCTTAATGCTCTGGCCTGAGCCCGACTTTCATCAGCCTCTGCCTCTAAGAAAGGATTCGATCTCTCCCAGAAGCTTCTCAGATGTCGAAATGTCCTCTGCCTCCTCGAAATAATCAAATCCTTTTGTAGCTACCTCTTTCGGTTCGATGACCACGTTTTTGAACAGTTCATCGATGTAATCCGCGGTCTTCTTCTTTCCTCCTGTCATCCCACAACGGTCGTTCAGGTCGAAATACCATCTCGGAGATACGCTCTGAAGAACGAATTCGTTACCGTTTACTACTACTTTTTTCTGCTTTGCCATATACTTTCTATATCCCCTTTCAGTTAATCCTTTCGGACGGTCCGGCCACTTCTTCATGACTTACCGTACCTGAAGATTTGGTACAAAAATTGAAATTGTTACATTTCCGGATGTCTTTCCTCTGGACACATCCGGCATCTTCACAACGCGGCATTTCTGCGCCGTGATGCTGATATCATCGCTGTCATTTGCATCAGATACAGTCACAGAGATCTGTTTCCGGCTTGACGCCAGGCTTCTGAGACGCGGCAGAGAGGAAGAAGTTCCCTGCAGCGTGATTGTAATCGTACCGCTCTCATTCGCATTCTCGGAATATACCACATCGCCCTTGCAGCCCACTTCTGTAGTCACTGCATCCTCGTTTTTTGTTGCCGTGATCATGGAGTCTGATGCGTATCCGGTGATAATAGCTCCGTCCACCGCCACGTTGACTTTTTTCGGATCATAACTTGTTACATCCATTGATAATCCTCCTTACTTAATTCAGCGTTACTTTTAAGGTTCCGGAGATCTTCACACCATGGACGGCTCCAGCCAGCTGTGCTTCCCACGGGATATCCGGCATCTGGCGTAATGCTGCCTGCTGGTCTGTGGCCGCGGATCTCTTCGGAACGGATACGTTATACACTCCGGCGCCAGATTCCGGATCTGTGGCAATGATCCCGTAATCGGCTGCCTGATCCAGCGTTTCAAAAACGCCGGCTGCCACGATCGTAAAACCGGCATCCGTGTACGGAATCGTTTCATTACTTGTGAAAATGTTGTACAGTTTTTCACGCATCGTCTTAGCGATCCAGTCGCCGCCGAGGATCGTGTCGATCCACTCTCCGTCAGCACAGCATCCGTTTTTGATGTAGTTTTTCTTGTACTCATTGGTAACCCAGTTCACATGGTTCTCTTCCAGGATCGCGAGTTCGGATTCTTTTAAGCTCGGCACAGACACTCCCACCGGCATCTTAAATTTCCATGTTACAGACTGCGGATACCAAGGACCAGCGGAACCAATCCAAGCAGCTTCCGCCTGCTCGGCCAGATTTTCCGTGTAGATCACCGCTGTTCTTCTGTCAGTGATCTTCAGTTCCTTGTTGTCAGTCTCTGCAAAGTAGAATTTCCGGTGATCCTCGACTCCGGCCGTCAGCTCTGCTTCACTCGGTTCACTGTCCGCGGCAAATGCCGCCAGTGCTTTGATGTAGGCGTCCTCATGCTGATCAGTAAGGAACATGTACCAATCATTATCCTTATCCTGAAATGTTTTGATCGCATTTACGAGTGCTTCCGGAGATTCCGGTTCCGCAAATCCTACAACTTTGACTTTCTTGATCAGGGATGCAGGTGTCGGTTTCGCCTTACCCTGTCCCATCATCACCTTTGCTTTTTTATACACAGCACTTTCTGCCGTATAGTCCTTTGCGATATCTTCCGGATCCGTATAAGTCTTCACGTCTTTCGCTCCGGCCGTGGAGATCAGAAGAATATCGAGTGAAGCAACGGAAGTGTCAACCTCTTCCAGCTTCACAACCACTACTACGTCTTTAGAGCTCATTGCTGTCTCCTTTCTTTGTCACTACATGTTCAATGGTTTCTATCTTCCGGGTATCTGTGCGGACATACCGGATCCGGACGTCAAAGCCGTACCGCCTCGCCTCTTCATCGACCATCAGCGTGGATCGGTCCTGAACAGCTGACACATCATCAACGGTTATTCCCATGCCTGCGATCGTATCGTAACCGGCATGGAGGAACCACCCGGCCGCCTTGTCCGCAAAACGAAAAGCTTCATCCTCTCCCAGAACATACTCGTTACCGACCTCCCGATCGGTGCTGCAGCATGTAAAGGAAAAGGTGCAGCTGGCTTCCCCGGTCCGTTTCTCCAGATATCCATCATCCAGCTTCTCCAACTGATAATCTCCCTGCCCGCCTTCCGGCGTGTATGGAGCCGCACTGTAAAAGAGATACGGGTATTCCGCTTCCGGATTCTGCTGGTTATTCAGCATGATCGGACACTGAAGGTATTCGCTTAAGCACTGGATGATCCGGTTTCGGATTTCTAAAAAGTTCATCGTTTCGCCGCATCTCCCTTCCTCTCGATCAGATAACGCTTCATCGGGTGGATGGAATTATGCCCCAGCTCCTGGGTGATCGTGTATACGGTCCCATCCTGATCCATCACGCGGGCGCCAATCTGAAGTGCATGTCCGTTTGTGTAGATTTTCTCTGTACAGTGCATATAGGTTCCCGCCGCGTCGCGAATTAGGTCCTTATCATTCACCGGCAGGATCACCCCACGGAATGAGATTCTGGTTTCTTTTCCCGGTATGTACTGTCCACCATTATCCTGTTGAAACGCCGCTCCTGATTTGATTTCAAACATCTCATGGAGCAGTCCATTCGGGATCATTGGTTTGGCATACGCAAAACTGTTCATGCGATACATCATCCTTTCTCTATCCGGTATGTGACGGAATTCCTTAGTCTTCCGGTCTCGATCAGCGGGTTATCCAGCCAGTTCGATGTGGCTTTTGTAATATTTCCCTTGTTTTTAAAATTGAACGGCTGGTTCATGTATTCCTGGATCAGCCCTACAATTTTCATCCCGATATGGTCCATGACACTCTCCGCGTCCCATCCGTCAAATACAACATGGCTGATCATCGTGGAAACAATATCTTCGATTGCCTGCTCATTGCTGTCATATCCCGCGCGGATGAAGCTTCTCTCTGGAATATTCACAGATTCCATCAGGATAAACAGAAACTCAATGTCGTCCTTTTTTGTCGGGATCTTTTTATTCCCCGGTTTCCTGTCCTTCGGTGTCGTATCGGAAGGGGAACTCTTCACTTTCGGTTCTTTTCCTTTTCGGTTCGGGCTGATACATCCGAACAGATACCCGTTTTCGGAGCGAAGGAAAAAGAGCCCCGGGAAATCCAGAGGACTCTTTCCTACTGCTTTCTTCGCAATTGGAATCGCGAGATTTTTGACGTTCTTCGCATGGATCGTTGCGCCAAACTCATGGACATTGGCGATCGTCAGGATATCTGCAGGTGCTCCTTCGCGGCCCTCGCCACCAGCCCCGAACCCATTGCCTCCCTGGATTCCGATATGCAGTTTCATTTCTTTTAGCTTTTCAAATTCTGCCTTGATCCGTTCCAGTTCCGGCGTTATGGTATCGTTTACTATCATCAGGTCCACCTCATATACTGATTGATTACTGCCTGCACCTGCTCACTGAGCGCATGGTCAAAGGTCCAGTTGACATCAGAAATACTGAAGGCAGCCAGCCCGTTCGCCCCGTTGTTGGCAAGATTCCACTGCTGCTGTACCATCTGCCACACGATATACTGCAGATCATACGGAAGATCCGCCGGATGTTCTTCTGTGGCATCTTTCGGCAAAACATATCCTGCCTGATACTTCACCTTCAGACATCGGTTAATCCTTGTAAGATCATTTGCCAAGCCACTTCTGTACCCCCGCAGCTCCCATCCGGCATCGCTAAAAAGGACTCCGATGTCTCCTGTATCTGCAAAGGAATAGGACTCCGGATCCAGTTTCTGGTGATAGCCTGTATCTTCTACCGACATCACCTCCCGGATCGGGTACTGTTTCAGACACAGTTCCTGATATCCGGTCGGAAAATGCGTTTCTGTGTACTCCCTGAGCGCAAATTTACGATTCGTCATGGTCTCGATATAACTTGACGCTGCATTGATCAAACGTTCGATGTTATTCTTGGTGGAATCGTCTGTCTCGGTTATTCCCAGGAAGTCCAGCATGGTCTCCAGCGTTGTCATCGCATTATCTGCAAGCAGGCTTTTTCTCTCCATTCGCATCACCTTTCTTTAAGGCAGAGACCGGAGCCCCCGACTTATTGCTCCGGGGAGCAGTCATCTTGTTTTCGCGCTTTTTCCGATCCATGCCAGCGCCCTCCTAAACCGGAGCCTGCGCCGGATCACCCAGGACAAGCGCATACGCTGCTCCGGATGCCGCCGGGCTTGTTCCGCCGGTAAAGCTGATTGTTGGTGTGATCTTGATATAACGCTTGCAGCCTAAAAGGTCCAGATTCATCTTGATCTCTTCTCCGGATGTCACGGAGATCTCCTTCAGGATGCCATCGCTGGTTGTAGTGTCTGGATCCAGCTTGGAATCCGGGACCACTTCAAAAGTTCCGTCTTTTGTATCGCAATGCTCTACCTTAACGGTCAGCTTTGCGGCCGTCGGGGATCCGGTGATGGATCCGATAGATGCAGCATAAACCGCGGAGAGGAATCCCTCGCGGTCTACAACTTTTCCGGATCCAATCACAACAGACACAGTATCAAATAATGCTCTTCTCATGCTTGTCCTCCTTAAAATACTTTAATGTTTTTGCAGTACAGGAAGCTCTCTGCGTGACGTACAGCAATGTCATCAAACATAATTGCACGGGTCGCAGAAAGGTTCTCCTCAAACGCATTGTGCTGGATGCCCTGCTCATCAGTCCATGTACCGTCAAGGGTTGTGTAAGTCTCAAGTCCCATCTGATCGCCAATCAGAAGATCAGACCAGTTTCCAAAGAACAGATCTGTCTTTCCGTTCTTATCGATCGGAATCTGGTTGCTCACCTTATACGGCATACCAGCTAATTTTCCTTCCATCATCTCATCGCGGTAGATGTATGCTCCGGTCTGGGTCTTCATGTTCTTGAACACACCCTCCAACTGGCTGTTCATCGCCCATCCGGCATGAAGGTCATCGATGTTCTTTCCTAATGCCTTGGAGGATACGTAAACCGGGAAGTCTGCGGTGATCTTTCCGTTCGTATCTGCAAGCTCAGCAGTGTCTAACTTTGTCGCATCAATGTTCTCAACCTCTTTGTTATTTGCAATGCCAGTCGGCTGGAACTCGCTGCCTGTGCCGTATAATCCACCATAGTCAAGACCTAACTGCATGCGGCGGAACAGGTCGTTTGCGAACATCGCATCAGAAGAGAAGTTAGACATTAACAGAAGCTCTCTGGACTGCGGCACGATAGCTTCCAATCTCTTTGCAGACATACGGATGTTGCCGTACTTCGGGGAAACTGCCGTGATCTTACGACCTTCACCGCCCCATGTTGCACGGGTTCCCGCTGTCATACGCGGAAGGTTTAAGTTGCCGTTTGTTAACGGGATCTGCTGTGCCCCTAACTCCACGATAACGGTCTTCGGGTAAAGAAGCTCGATGATCTGATCGGAGTAAACCTCCGGAATCAGGAAACCTCCGCCTACAGAGCTGGTCGCTGTCATCGCTTTGAACTCGCGCTCCATCTCCTTATCTCCATACATCTTTCTTGCCATGTATGCGGCACGCTCCGGATCTCCCTTACCGTGGATATCTAAGCACTTGATGGCACGTGCCACCTGGATATGCGCCGGAATCTTTTTCTGCTGCACGCCTCCCGGTTCTCCTTTCCTGCTCATATAAATGTTGCTGTATTTTCTTGCCGGTTCACGGCGTTTCTGGAGAGTTCCCGCGGACTTCTTCTGGCGAGTGAGGGTAGTCCCCTTCATCCCCTTTTCCTCGTCATCCTCCGGCTCGTCGTCGCTCATGACCTCAGCCACAGCGTCCAGTAACTCATCGGCAAAGCCGTCGCCCAGCTCGTCCTCTTTGCGGGACTTACGCTTTTCGTTTACGTCGTCAATGGCATCCTGGATCACAGTCTCAAGGTCCACCTCATCACCCTTCGTACCGTCAGCGGCGTCAACAATCGCCTCGACGATCTCTGCGGCCGCGTCCTCTCCGATCTCATCCTCTTTTGCAGACTTACGTTTCTCATTGATGGAATCGATGGCATCACTTACGATATCCGCGATGTCATCATCGTCCTTATCCTCTTCCGAATCATCGCCCTCTTTCTCTTCCGCCAGGGCAGCCTTTACTGCATCCTTGATCATTTCCTGGAGATCTCCTGCGCCCATCTTCATGGACTTCTTTCTTCTTGCTGCTTTGCGATTTAATCTGTATCTGCTCAATTTGTTTCCTCCTTAAAAAATAATTTCAATGTTGCCTGATTTTCTGCTTCTGGGAGGTTTTCTCCGAGAAACCGGCATTTCCTTTTTCCCGGACGCCTCGCTGATCACAGAATCGATCATGCGGGCCGACTCCTTCATGGAGCGGCTGACCTCTTTCAGGGACTTAAGCCTTGAATCGCTGATCTTGCGTCCTTCTTTCAGCTCTTTCCGGATCTCTTCTGTTGCCGACTTGTAGTCAGTAATGACCGCCTCCGGGTTCATGGCCCAGGTCACAACAGACACTTCCCACAGGGTCACTTCCTTCAGATGCCGGATCCCGGTCTCATCATATTCAAAGACTACCGGCTCATAGCCGATCGACAGTTCGTTCAGAACGCCGTCTTTCAGAAGGGTCTTGATGTCTTTTCCCATCGATGTATCGGAGATCTTTGCCTTCAGGAATAATCCCTTTTCGTCCTCCCGGAGCTCGATCGGCTTTCCGATCGGCAGCCAGCAGTCATTATGCAATGCCAGGATCTTGACTCTCTCCCATCCGCCTGCCAGCGCCTTTGCAAATGCTCCCGGCTCGATGATGTCACCGCCGCTGTCAATGTTCTCGAATACGGCACCATATCCGGAAAAGATACCCTCTTCTTCGTCGTACTCGTCCATCTTAAAAGACAGCCGCTTTGTCTCGTGCTTCATGCTGGTTCTTCCTCCTTTCTTCAGAATTTTTGTATAAAAAAAGACCAGGTCTCCCTGATCTTCTTTACGTTTATTCATTTTTCTAAAAATGGGTATAAAAGTAACACGCATTACTGCGTGCTACTTAATACCCAAATACTTAACCACTTTATCATATACATCTTCGTATTGACTAAAATCTAATTTTGATTTTTTACATACGTCCCCTAAATCTCCAGCATAGCTCGCCATAAATTCATAATATTTATAGAGCTGCATAATATGGACTATATTCTCAGAGTCATCTATATTTTCAAATATAACTCTATTTCTCAAATCCATCCAATTCTGCAGCCTATACGAAAAGGTTCGTGAGACTGTATATCCTGATATTTCTGATATTATGTAATGTAAATGTTCTTTATCATGACATGTTAATTGATTATGATTTGAAACAATATCATTCCAAAGGACCTCGCGGCAAACTATTCTGATGTTATTCGTCCTTCTTACACTTTCCTGACGTTCTTTTTCTTCGTCCATTTTTCTTTGTGTGTATAAAGCTCCAGTAACAGCAAGCCAACTACCAATCACTGATCCTAAAATTCCTAGATACGCACTTTTATAATCCGTTGTTTTTAGTGCTCCTAAAAACATAATTACAAGATTCTTTACACCAGGAATATATAGTAATAACGGCATACTGATAACCATTACAGTTATCCCGCCAGTAATGAAATACGCCCACTTTTTTATCTTCACAGCTATCCCTCCTCATAAGCATTATACAAGTAAATGATAGCTATGAAAAGTATTTCACTCATCATAGGTCAAAAAACAATGACAGTTTACAGTCTCCTCTGCTGCATTGCAGTCCGGATCACATGGCATCATGAGCTTATGCCCTTTTGAGGTAACAAACGGTTCCGAAAACAGGATCGTTTTCCCGTTCAGCTCCCGGTGGGTATCCCGCGCCTTATTGATATTCGTGACATGCCAGGTCTTTGTTTTGAACCGGCAGCGCTTCGCCATATCGAAGGATCCTGCCTGAAGACTGGTGTTGCACTCCTGAGCGGCGATTGTCCGGGCTCTGGCGGATGTGGTGTTCATCTCGTTCATGATCTCATCTGAAAGCTCCTGATGACTCTTTCCGGTCTCGAGACCTTCCGTTACGATCCTCGCGATCTGCTCCTTCGTGGTCTTCGTTACCTTGGTAACTCTCTGGCCGCCGCGCAGCCTTGCGGTCGCTGTCAGCTCCGGCCGGTTAATCCCCGGGATCCGGTATGTGTTGATCACATTCTCAGTTCCCTTATCGTAAGTCTCCGCCCATAGCGGCGTCAGAATGGATTTCAGCATATTTTCTTCCTCTTCCCAATTCAGCAGCCCCGCCACGAATTTCATGGTCAATTCCTGCTGCTCCGTTTTCGGAAGTGCCTGGAACTCTTCCTGCGTAATCCCGATTGCGTCCCAAACGTCACCGTCCGCTGCTTTTTTCGTTCCATTCAGAGACTTCCGGATGTGATCCGCCTGATCCTTGAAGTAGCGCTTCATGCTCTGCTCGAACTTCCGCTCCTGGGTTTTCCGGACCTGTTCAAGACTTCGCCCTGCTGCCTTGATCCGCCTGGCTTTGATCTCCGCGGCACGCTGAAGGATCTTGTCCTCTTCCTGATCCGCCAGATCTGTCGGATCAATCTCGATCTGATTCCGTCCTTCATCCAACGGAGGATCTCCTTCCGCAAACTGCAGGTTCGCAGATGCGGAGCTTACCTCCACCGGATCCTCCATCTCATCCAGGAACAGATCTGCGAAGTTCATCTTGTAAATGTCCCCGTTCTTCGCCGGCTCCATTCCAAGCTTCTCCCGCGCCTCATTCTTTGTCAGCAGTCCGTTGTTCCAACCGTCCAGCGCAACCGCTTTCTCGAATTCCTGGTCATGTGGGATGATATCATCAAATTCCCACTCCAGGTCCTCGCTGTACGCCGGAAGGAGCTGCCGGTTGATGGCATCCTGCCGGTTCTTCAGCTTTGGCGTCAGCACGTTCTTCGCATAGATGTACTGCGCCGCGTCTGCGGTGGCGCGGTTAGAGTTCTGCGTGATTCCCATGATCTCGCGAGGAACCCCAAAATGTTCCAGAACAGCATCACGGGTGAAGGTCCGGCCATTGATCATGTCCATGTCCTTCATGTTATCTGCCAGCTTTGTCACTGCGGCCGGGCTTCCAGGCGGACCTCCGATGGTGATCGGTCTGTGGCTCTTATTTGGTCCCCGCAGCCGCTCGTCCCACTTCGCAAGGAATCGTGTCTGCTGGTCATCGTTGGCACCCGGCATGGAAATGACAATGCCCGGCGTCGCGTCATTGTAGAAAAACTTCTTCTGAAACTTCGCCGCATACTCGTCTGTCTCCACTTCATCCGCGAGAGCTTCTGCCTGTCCCAGGCCGCGCCGGTACGGATCCAGCGGCTTCAGGTCTCTCATGACGAACATGTCATCTACAGACACATTCATCATGTAGCCATCTGTTGTCCGCACCTGGTAGAACGGATTACCCTGATATGGTGTCATCTGCACCCAGTGCGTCGGAACCGGCCACAGCTCCGCCGGAGTGCCATCGGAATACCGTTCAATGATAAAATATCCTTCACCCTTGAGCATCAGGAAGATCGCCTGCAGTCTCCAGATCGCGGAGGAAGTCATCTCGTACAGCGGATTCGGCTGATCCATGAAATCCAGGAACGGGTGGGATGTTACCTCCTGCCGTTCCCCGTCCTCGCCGATCCGGTACAGCTTACCCGGAATGTACGACAGATCCGATGCGATCTTGTCAACGACCGACAGCCGGGGATTTTCTCCGAAGCTCTGCAGCCACTCTGACGAGTTTCGGTCCGGAGGTGTTGTCCATCTCGGATACATTCTTTCTGTGCCGCCCTGAAAACGGCTGCGTTTAAATAAATCTAATAATCCCATATCTATCACCAGTTTACTGTCCACTCGACCGGATCATAAAGAGCAAGAGCCAGAGCGTCCGCCATATCCGGGGATTTTAGTCCCCGCTTTTTCATGGCTTCCTTCCGCTCCAGTTCGATCTTTCCGTCCTTGTTGACAATGTATTTTCGGTTACTCAATTGCGTCATCAGCGTGTCATCTTCCGGAATCTGCAGTAATCCGTCCTTCAATTTCTGTCGGACGGCTCCCCACATTAAGCCGGTGCTGTTGACATATTCGATCGGATCGTCATTATCGACCTTGCCTCCGGCGCCGCCGAAATGACACTCCACGATGTGAAGATCCAGTTCCGGAACGTCCTGACACTCCCGCCATTGGTTCCCCTCTTTCGGATCCAGTCCTGCTTCCCGGCATCGATCCTCCCACACCGCCTGCACAATTTTTTCCTTCTGCTCATCCAGGTTGTCATATACGCCAACACCCAGACCGTCGCAGTCCACTTTCACGTGTATGGACGCTTCCGGATAGGCTGCCGCATACCGTTTGATCATCTGCACCGCATACCCGGAGATCTCCGTAGTTTTGTTATGATTGTGCATCTCGATCTCTCCAGACTTCTGCTTATCGAACACCACATACAGGACAGAGCTGTCATCGCCATACCGCGCTACGTCGATGCCAATGTCGATCCGAAGCTTCGCGGTCTTGATCTCCAGCTGTGTTGCCTTCTCACACCACTCCATGGCAATCAGGGAATCCGGCGTGCTCTTCGGGAACTCTCCTGCTACACGGACACGGAAGACGTCTGAGTCCTCTCCAAACATCTTGATGATCTTCCCAACGAACTGTTTGGATACGTGGGCGCTGTCTCGGCCGTCGATGTGAATCGCGCTGTACTCTCCGCGTGACTTGTGATGCGAATCATAGAAAAATCCCGACAGCCTTGTCGGGTTTCCCATCATGAGAAGTTTTGCGTCCTCCCCGGTCATCGCGCCGAGTACCGGCTCGAAGACTTTGTCCGAAACACCGGATGCCTCATCGATGATATACAGGACATGCTCTGAATGGAATCCCTGCAGTGCTTCCGGGTTTGTTGCCGTCCGCGGAACCGCAAACCATTCTTCCGGATGCCCCCGCATGTAAAGCTTCTCATTCGTCCAGATCAGCTCATCCTTAAACGCCGGATTATTTCTCATCCATTTGCTGATCTCCGCCCACAGGACATCCATGAGCTGATGCTCCGTAGGCGCCGTGCACGGGATCTTCGGAAACGGGCGGGTGCAGATGAACCACAGCACTGACCAGGCTTCCACGGCGCTCTTTCCGACTCCGTGCCCCGATCGGACCGAGGTCATGGGATAATCTCGAAGACTCCGCAGAATGTCACGTTGCTTTTCGTCCGGAATTGCTTTTATGATATCCTCCACAAAGTAGATCGGCTCATTTGCATAGAACCGGATCGCATCACTGCTCAGTGCTGGCATTCTCCTCATCTCCCTTCATTTCCTTCTGTCTGCGCTCATACGCACCGATAATCGTCTCGGCAAGCTTCTGCTGGTTTCCAGTTCCCATCGCCATATGATCCGCCAGCCACTCCATGGCCTTCATCGCATCATACAGTTCGATGCTGGCACCGTCTTTCCCCATTTTGACCTTCTTGATCACGCGGCCGTCCACCTGACCGGATTCACGGAAATCCACATAGTTGACTTCACGCATGACCGGCGCTCCCGTCTTCTTATCCGTGATCGGACCGAAGGCTCCCATCGCCTGAATCTCTTTCCTGCCAAACGTCACGAAATCCGTGATGCTGGCAGTCGCGATATCCAGATACCATTGGAAGACATCATGCTCATCGAACAGCTGGCTTTCAAAGCGCTCTTTTTTCAGACGCTGGATCTCCGCCTTCACTCTGTCATTTCTCAGCAGCCGGAAGCTGTTGGTCATAGCTGATTCATAGCTGCACCCATACGCCTTCATGTATGACTGCGTAGCATTCAGCGTCTTCGCATAAAGAATGCAAAAAAGCTGCTGCTCCGCGGTCAGTTCCGTGTTCTCCATCACAGACTCGACCGTCTTCGCATCAGCTTTCGCAACGTTGCGTTTTTCTTTTTTGCAACGCTGCACTTTTTTCTGCAACGTTGCACTCTCAGATTTATCCCATCCATACCGGCTTTTCCAGCTTCGGACCGTTCCCGCCGAGACCTTCAGGATCTCTGCTATCTCAACTAGGCTCTTCCCGGAATCGAATAATTCCTTCGCCTTCACAACCTGTTCATTCGGACTTCTGGCCAACCACCTCACCTTCCAATCTTTCTGATTTTGGGTAAAAGAAAAGAGCCACGCGGTGGTGGCTCCTTTTGCCATTAAATATATTCGTTATATAAATTTTTCAATGAAGAAAAATCTCCGCCTTTTACATTATTCCACATTATTGCAAACTGAGAAACTTTATTGGTATCTAATTTATAAAGCCAATCCTGTTCATCTGTATATAAAATCTCTTTTTGTAAAAGGAAACTTAATATTTTTTTCTTTTTCTCACTCGTTCCGACAATCCTATTATCGATGAAATCTACCTTTCTTGCGGGTGTGTCTTTACTATGGGATCTTAAACAGCTAAAAATTCTTCTTACGATATTCGAAAATGCTTCAAAATCATTATTTTCTGATTCAAAAATATTCTCTTCTTTGTAAGCAAGCAATTTGTAATACGACCCAATATTGACCGCTGATATTTTTAAATTTTTCTTTTCATCTGTTTTGATTTCGAAACGAGGATTTACGTTAGGAAGCGAAGCAAAACTATTCGTGACTATAACACATGTTCCCGGTGAATACGCTTCAATCAATATCTGATCGCAACTCCATATCACTTCATCACATACGATAGCTGAATTACTTATTCTTGCTTCCCCTTTTGCACTACCAATAAAAATCTTTCCAACATAATCAATGTTACAATTTGATATCTGGTTAATAAAAATACCATCATTTGAATTTATCAACTCAAATTCTGTTGTTAATATGTCTTTATTATCTCTTGTAAGATTAAATTCCACATAGCACTCATCCTCTGCACCGCTTATATTCAGAGAAGCTGTATCTCCCAATCGGGCATGAGCTTTAAATGAACTGTACATTAATGGAATATCTTTTCCTGTTATCTTTTTTTCGGAGAACAATTCATAAAACTCTATAAGCATCTGAGACGGACAATACTTCCGATTATCTGCAAGGAACTCTCTCACAAAATCGCGCATTTCTTCATTTGCCAATCCAAAGGCTATTGCATAATCTCTGAATGCTGGTCCAGTAAACTCATAGCTCATTTCCCCTTCGTTTTCCTTAGAAAAAATAAAAGGATGTTGAGGCAACTGAGTATTCACTACCTCTAAATATTCATCATAATACTCAGTAGGCACTGCTCCGTCAATATTACCGAATATAGCCGCATCATTAAACAATAATTTACCTATAATACGATTAAGCTGTTCGGATTTTCTATAAACATTATCAGTATTAATATCTACGTTTAATGTTGAGAACCTGCTTTTTAACGCTCTGGTAAACTTATCATGTTCTCTTTCTAACAAGAAATCGAGTATTTTGATTATAAGCTGACAATTATTTTCACCACTGGCAGTATTTCTCAATAAGATTGATGTATTGCGTTCTTCGCTATAAGAAGCTGCTAAAGCATCCAAAACGGGAGCGTAACCGAGAAATTCTTTAGCCTCGTCTCCCGGAAATATTCGATGTATCTCCTTAAACTGTTCATCGATACAAGTCTTTACTACCGATGATATTTCTATCTTCGCTTTTTTTAGACGATTTTCAATGTATGTCTTAGAATTGTATTCCGCAAAATATCCTATTTCATAATGTTTGTATGTTATGTCATTCTTTTCGAAAAACTCTTTTATGAAAAGTGCACTTTCTGTACGAGCCATAAGTATTGCACATGTGCACATACATTTTTTAGTAACTGAATTCAAGTCTCTTAAGAAAAACTCAATTCCCGATCTCCCAGATCCTGCTTCTGCTTCATCAAAGGCATCGATAACAAGGAAATTTCTTCCTTCAACAATACTCTTTATAAAATCGCTCATGCTGTCATATCCTACAGCTTCAGATATTGCACCTTGAAAACTGTATTCAGCAACCTTATTATTAGGCAAGTCCCAATATATACCATTTCTTGAATAACAAATATGTTTTGCTAAAGCCGATTTTCCTGTTGCTCCGGGAGCTGAAAATATTATAAATCTGGGAGTTTTGCCAGGATTATATATGGATTCATGAAATTCAGGTTCAACATAGCTATATACGTCTTTGTTATACTCTGAATCATCTATATATCTTATGGTCATATCACCACTGTTTAATAAAAAGCTTCTTTCTTTTTTATCTATTCCAGAAAGTATACTGTCAAGCGTCACTAATATCCCTCCATTCTCTTTAACGCTTTTATTTAAAGTATACTCCCAGTATCCACTCATGTCAAAGCCCTTTCTTTTTTATTTTTAATTCACTTTATTAAGCCATTATATACGCTGTATTTTTTTATGTTAAATTTCTCCAATATTACAAATACCCTGTATTTCTACAAGGTATTCTACGAATATATGAAAAAAATTATGACAAAATCGTGGGAGGTAGATTTGAACCTGTGACCTTCGGGGTATGAACCCGACGAGCTTCCAGGCTGCTCTACTCCGCGAACCAGGACGGAAGGCCTTGCACCCTCGACATGCTGATTAAGTATCAGCTGCTCTGCTTACTGAGCTACGCCCTGATAATTGGCGACCGCTCTGCCTAACGGCCGCCCACGTATACCTTCACTTGAGGAGGATGTAGGAAGCCGCCGGCTGTATGCCCTTGGCTTCAGGTTACACTATAACACTTTGAAAACGAAAAAAGCGAAAATAACGAAATTACTTACTCTGATTTCATAAAATTGGTATACTCCATCCTCACGCTGTCTGCCGTGGCCTTCCGTCCCATACGAATTGCCACCTCATTCCAGGATAACTCCTCGAATACCCGGTACCGGATAATCCGCTGCATCCGCTGCGGAATCGTGAGCATCCACGCCTCAACCTGGCGCTTGATCTCCTCCGCCTTCTGAAGCCGCTCCTGAAGGATTGCTTCCCGCCGATCCAGCTCATCCGGATCCTTCACCACCGGATATGACAGGCCCTCGATGTGGAAACTCTTGGCGGTATACGGAAACTCATGCGCCGATCCGGACACCCGGTCCTGCACGATTTTCTTCCGGTTCTTCTTAAGCCTCAGTATATCTTCCTTCGCTTCCTTCACCTGCTCGCAGGCATCTATGTACTGTTTCAGAATCTCTTTGTCCATTGGTATCACCTCCTCGATAACGCGGATCCGGACAAAGGCTTGTTCCCATGTACGCCGGATGTGCCGCCGACCAACTGTGTCTGCCCTTATCCTCACTCATAGCCGCGTACTCTGTCTCTTGGTTTTTCTTTTTCAACGCCTTCGCAACTTTCTCATCCCACTGGGTTCTCATCCTCATTTCACCTCATACTTCACGCCATACAGTTCATATGTTTCATCCCGGTATTTCCGGATATCTGCATTCTCATCACCACAGATCCTGTTCACTTCCTTCACAATTGCCTCAGAGAACTGAAGGAGCTTTGACCGATGATCATTCTCATCCCTGACACCTTTCCAGTGGAACTTCTCACACAGGATCCGTGCAGGAACTGACATCAGAAGCGCCAGAACCTTCTCGATCCGTTCTTGCTCATTCTCTCCGGACATTTCCTGTTCTCGCTGTTTCCATTCTTCTTGGATGTGTTCATCAATCTCCTTCGCGATCTCCTCTTTCATTTTTTCCTTGGCATCCAGAACCGCCTGACGCTTCATGGCTTCGATCTGCTCCAGCGTGAACTGGTATGTAGTCCTGCTGCCTGACTCCCGTTCCATCCGCCGTCTCTCCGCCCTGGTCATCATCACCACCGCCGCCCTTTCTTATCGACTAAAGTCACTTTCCCGAGGACCCGCACATGACAGATCACGCTCAGCGCCTTAATCATCTTCCGGAACATAATGATCTCCTCCGGTGGCCGATCTGCTGCCTTGATTGCTCTGGCCGCCGTTGGATCCGGATAACCCTCTGCATTTCTTTCTTTCATCCTCATCATTCCTTCCAGCCTCCAAATCTTAATTTGCCGCTTTATAAACAAATGGCAAAAACAGAAGCCACATAATATCATCTACAATTCTCGGTTGAATTTCACCATACAGTAGTAGTTCTAATCCCATCCAGACCAAGGCAAAGACTATCCACACGTATATGGCCTTTAATGCTCTATCCATTGTCTACCCCTTCTGACCTTATTCGACTTTTTCAAACCTTCCCATATAGTGGTCTTTCCAGCCGGTCCCCGCAACAGGCTTTTCTTCCACTTCTGCCCTGTACACCCCCGGCAACGGCATCCATGCATTCACATAAAATCCCACAGAAAGATACGTATAATCCTCATCACCCGGGTAAAATGCTCCGCTGCCGTCATCATCAACTCTATAAGTCGCAATACCCGGGAGTGTAAAATTATCAAACGAAACCAATATGTAGGTCTCTGGTTCCGGAAGCTTTTCTGTCACCGGGATCCACCGCCGGATCTCTTTCAGTGCCTCTTTCGCATCCTTCTGATCTTCCTCGCTCTCGCAGTGGATCACGATGTCATAGGTATCGTCATATACGTCTGCGACTCCGTTCTCATCAATCATTACCAACATCTTTCCCCCCTCCGTTTTCATGCGCTCGATCTCATCTGGGCTCACTCCGGTATCCTCATAGCCCTTCAGCTTCCAGAGCGCCCCGTAGAGCTTCTCCCAAGTTTTTTCAGAAAGCACTGCGCCGGGCTTCAGCTCATTCCATGACACGCCTTTTAAGCTCCAATGACCATTATTTTTCTTTTCCGTCAGTCTCACCGCTTATTCCTCCCAGCTGTTCTTTCAGACCTTTCAGTTCGCAAGCTCCTGTGCCGTAAATGCTTACGTTTGCCCAACTGCATCTATCGCAATCATAGTCCTCGCCACGTTTCATCATCTTCTGGCACTCCGCATAATCCCTTTCCATCTCCTCCGACACATGGATCCGAACCTCCATATGCGGTGCCGGAAATAACTTAATCTTCTTCATGCATCTGCCTCCCTGTCCTCATACATTCATGGTGAATATGCAGCGTAGTGTGACGTCTCGTCTGGATGATCACATGATCTCCGGAGATCTCTTTTCCGCACACGCTGCAAATAAACTGCTCCTTCGGCGTATCGTTATTCTTCTTCATCGTCATCCTCCGTATTGCTGTTCATGATATCTGTCCAGAGAACGCTTTCGCATACACCGCTCTGAAGGCGTACATGAACAAAGTTGCGGAAAATGCCGATCACGGTTCCTTTTCTCCAGACACCAGATTTGCCGCTCATGCCCTCATCGACACTGCAGCATTTATTTGTTTTCACATTGATCGTATCGCCGATCTTTACCTGTCTCTGAATCGCCTCAATCCATTTCGGTGATACATTTCCCTGATCTTTCTGTCTGTGGTTTTCCACCGCTGCCCCTGTATTGATCTTAGTTTTTGTCATCTCGACTCTTCCTCCAATAAGCTGAAAGCCGCCAGCATCAGTCGCGCGCAGATGGTTGAATTGTGATTTTTCTGAAGGATATCTGCAAAGTCATCTGTCGCTGCTTTCCACATTCCAGGCTCCACTGGATGCCCATGATATTTCTGATAGAAAAGGTACGAATCGCACCACGCTGCTTTCGCTTCTACTGCCTGTTTTTCACGTTTTGTCATAAGATGCATCCTGCCTTTCTGTAATGAGTCTTTCTCCGCTTGAACTGATTCTGGCAGAACTGGATATCATCCACATAGTCAAAACAGATTGCGTCCTGTTTTCCATCGAAGTTCCGTGCGATACGGCCAACAGACTGGGTGACCACCGCATAATCTTTCTTCGGTGTCACAAGATACAACCGGTCAAGACGCGGGATATCCAATCCTTCTTTTGCAAGACCATATGAAGCGAAGAGGAAGTGCTTTTTCCCGTTCCGCATATTTTCAATGGCCTTTTCTCTTGCCAGACGTCCGCTCTTGCTCTGCATCTTCCCGTCGATCATCACTGCCTGCATCCGGAGATCTTCCGGCAGCAGATCCATAAGATTCTTCAGATGTTCCAGCCGATCAGAGAGAACCAGATTAAAATGTTCCACATTGTCTTTCAGATCCTTCACAATCTGATCATTTCGCTCTGAGCAGTTGATCAGATACGGGATCAGCTTCGAATACTCCAGTGTCCCGTCCGTATCCAGCACGCACCGATTGACCTTTACTCCCGTGCTCCTTTCACAGATCCGGACCTTCATGGTCTTGTCCGCAACCGCCTCATCCGGCACCCGGTACACCACCGGTCCAAGAACGGCAAATGTGCTTCTGATCATCCCATCCGACCGGTGTACTGTGGCGGATAACCCATACTTGTGTCTCGCCGCCCGGCTGTTCCAGCCCTGGCTTTGTCCCCCTGCCGACGCCGATGCCTCCGTCGATAACGATCTTGGTTCCCGCCGTTTTTTTTGCTTTGACACAGATCAGGGACTGCGCGGTGACATCGATATCGTCTCCTGCGTCCTTACGCACGCCACAGCCGACCC